GGACGTGGACGGGTTCCCGATCCTCGACACGACCGGCGACTATATCATAGGGGTCTAAGCAATGGCTGACGCCAAGATATCCGAACTTTCGGCAGGCACGGCGCTTGCGGGTACCGAGGTGACGCCCTTCGTGCAGGGCGGCGCGACGGTCAAAATCACTGGAACACAGGTCAAGACGTTTGCCCTGACGACGCCGCTTGCAGTGGTCGGCAACGCCACGGCGGGTGCGGAGTTGCGGCTGCCCGAGGACACGGACAACGGTTCGAACTACGTGGCGCTGAAGGCTCCTGACAACCTTGGCGCGACGTACACGCTGACGTTCCCGGCGGATGACGGTGCGCCAGACGAGGTGCTGAAGACCAACGGATCCGGTGTCCTCTCATGGACAGCTTCCGGCGGGTCGATTGCCCCGCTTGTGATCTCGGATGCTAATACGGTCCATCAGCGCAACAGCACGACGGGCCAGACGTTCCAGATATATAACACCTACACGGACGCCTCGAACTATGAGCGGTTAGCTCTTACGTGGGGTTCGAACATCATCACGATTGGGCCGGAAGCCGCTGGGACAGGCACTCTTCGCAATATGATCCTCGGTGCCGGCAGCATGACGCAGCTTTCGCTGGCGGTTGGTGGCGGAACGTTTGTGCTAGGGCGAGAGGGCGCAGTTTATGGCGCACTGACAATCGACAACATCTTGCGGCCGACTGGCGTTCTTTTGGCAGAGCGGACGGCTCCTGGCACTCCTCCAGCCAACACCGGCATCATCTACACCGAAGACAACGGGTCCGGTAAGACGCGGCTGATGGTCCTCTTCCAATCGGGCGCGGCACAGCAGATCGCGATTGAGCCGTAATGACACCCGTGATCCCGCTTTCCGAGGCGTCGGCCAACCGCGTTCTTCAGGTGCTCGACTTCGCCATGCGGGTTGCGGACGTGACCGGCAACACGGCGATGAAGATGGCGGCCATCGAGGCTATCGCAGAGTTGCTGGCCGAGGGTCGCAAGATGCCGAAGGTGCAAGATGCCGCAGATTGACAATCGCACGTCGTATCCCGTCAACGGCGCGACAGCAGAGGCTATTCGCGAGCTTGCCATTGGCTACACAAAGACTGTCGTAACAACAACCTACACGATCTTGGCGGCTGACATCGGCGTTGACCTGTTCTTCTCCAACAGTAGCGCCATCACGGTGACGGTGCCATCCGGTTTGGACAGCAACTTTAGGTGCCGCATCTTTCAGGACAGCACGGGACAGGTGACGGTGCAGGCTGGTTCCGGCGTGACGCTGAACGCCTATAGCGGGTGGACAAAGCTGGCCGGGCAGCACGCTGGTGCAAACCTGACGCACAGAGCATCGGAGGTCTACAACCTTGCCGGGAATTTGTCGGCATGATGCTGCTGTTGCCACCCATTGATGCGGCGGACAGGGTGTACTCCATCGACACCGATGCTGCGTCTGCGGGTTCAGTTTCGGCGAATTTTTTTGCGGGGTTCGATCATCCGGCCGGAAAGATATTTACGCCCGACGGCACCACGCAAAAGGCTTTTACGGCACCCAACACTGTCAACGCGGATATTACAACTGGCCCTGTCCTGACGACCAAGGCGCAGGGCCGGGATCAAGAGTTTACTGGCTGGGCGCAGGTGTGCCGCGTTTACCTGCGGTACGCGAACGGTCGCGCTGTTCTGTTCAACGTAAACCCGGTAAGCAACGAGTTTGCAGTCTCATTCGTCGAAGCGATTACGACAACCGGGTCTAACACATACGGGACGGGGCAATATAATCTCCAGTCCATCGTTTCACTGTCAAGTCTGATCCCAGGCTATTCGGCCAACGTCAATACGGACCTTTTTACGGTTGGCTGCGAGGGCAAGTCATTTTACGCCAAGTACAACGGCACGACGTTCTGGACCGGAGAGTTCTGGCAGCACGTTGTCCCCGGCAAGATCATGATGCAGACAAACGCGACGAACTTCGGTTTCCGCGATGTGACGTGCACCTTTCCGACAGCAGCAACCAGCCTGTCGGACTTTGACAACAAGATCGTTGATCCTAGGGATTGGGGGTTCAAGGCCCTGACGACGACCGGCAGCATGTCGGCGGCTTCTACGACGCTCACGGTTGCCAGCAATCCCGGCTTTGCCATCGGCGACAAGATCATCGTGGAGATCGGCGGCGAAGCTGGTCTGGGTGAGCTTGGCACCAAGGGCGTGGGCGGAACGTGGCCGCGATACAGCTACGCCAATGAAGCGGCATTGCCCAATGCGACGACGTGGAGGGCCACCACGGGCGGCGGCGTTGATGGATACGTCTGGCTGGAAGACACAGGAAAAGTCTGGATCAACTTTCTGTCGGGCGGTGTGACGCCGACGTGGGGCAACTGGACGGACACGCAGGACGACCGGACGTGGTACTACACCCGGTATGTGGCTCCACGCGCGTTGCGCACGACCATCACCAACATCAGTGGGACGACGTTCACGGTTGCGGATGCCTCGGTTGTCGCGACGACCAATGCGAATGTCTACTACGACTGCTCGGACGCGGTTACAGATTCCCTTTGTGTTAGCGACACAAGCGGCCTTGGAAATAATCGGTGGGTTGACGGCGTAACGTATCGGATGCCGTCTGGCACCTTTGCCATGGCTGGGATTTTTGACACTAAGCCCGGCACGACGTGGACAATCGAGGGCGCGGGGCGAGCGAGCACCATTTTGTACTCTCCGAAGGGGACGGTAAATATCAGCTTCCTTCAGAGTGGCGCGAATGTCACCATTCAAGACTTCAAGATGCGTGGATGGGCTGGCCTGAAATACTGGAATGGCACATCAGACACGACGGCTCCACTGACAGATCATTGCATCGAGGTTGCAATCACAACGTTGTACGGCGGAATTGTGGTTGACGGCGGGACCGTTCGCCGTGTCGATATGGAAAACGTGTGGGGAGCGCCAAAGCTCACCAACAGAGTAAACGGCCTTGTGAGTGATTGCGATGCCGTTCACAACAACGGAAATCAGCAATCCTATAGAACGTGGTTTTTCCAGCACGTCTATTGCCAAGATACATGGTATGAAGACTGCAATTACACGGCGGATAATGTCGCGACAGCCTATGAGTTGTTCGGCGCGTTGGGCGGCGGAATGCGCAACTGCACTTCGGTGAATGGATTGGTGGCCTCTAACTCGTCGGGTGGAGGCTATACGTTTGAGAATATGGACGTCACCGTTGATTGCAACGACTGGCCCACAAATGGCTGGCTGGCGCAGGACGGCAACGCATTCAACATCAACCTGAACATTGGCCCTGGCGGGTATGTCTCTGCGGAGCAGATCGCAGAGGGCGGCAGCATCGTCAACCCGGCGATCAACATGACGAAGCGCACGTCAGACGGGTTTATGCCCTTCGCAATCACCATCAACACGGCGTCAAACATCTCGATCACCGGAACGCACACAGCAAAACCTGGCGTGGGTGAGATTACTATGAGCAACTACGACGTTGCGGACACATCAGACACCGCTAAGGGCGCAGTCGGCATTGTGGCGGAAGGCGCAAGTGCAACGGTCACCGGGATACGGGTTATCGGGACTGCTGCCGGCGGGGGTACGTTCAGCAACATCTCTCTACGCAACGCGACTAGCACAGTCAGCGATTGCGTAGGTGACGAGATACAGCAGTTTGTCAGCGGTTCCTACGTGGACCGCCTCGGCACCAACGGCAACATCACCAACGCAGCTTACGAGGCGTTGCCCTAAGCCATGCCCAAATACATTTGGAAGAACGGCGAGTTTCGCGACCCGCTGACCGGCGAAGCTATGCCCATTCCCGAGCGCGATGGCATCTGCGCGCCCCAAGTCATCCCCGACACGCCTGCATACACCTCGCCCATCACCGGACAGATCATCGAGGGCCGTGCAGCGCGTCGTGAAGACCTCAAGCGCAGCGGGTGCGTGGAGGCCGGCGACATGAAGCCGAAGCAGTTCCGCTCCGAGGACTTCGCCCGCAAACATGGATTTGTCAGATGAGCCAAGCGATCACGGTCTTTCGTGCTGAAACGGCGGCGACAGTCAGCCTTGCCGTCACCAACGCCTCCGGTCGGGTTGCCGTGTTCGGCACTGCGCCGGATGTCACCTCCGAACCTTGTGTGCGCCTCTACAACGCCGGCTCGTCCACGGTGTTCGTGGAGTTTGGCACCAGTGCCGTCACGGCGGCGGTGGCATCGGGCTTTCCGCTCCCGCCGGGGGCCATTGAGGTCTTCCGCGTGGACCGCTCGCAAGTTCAAGTCGCGGCCATCACGGCGGCAGGCACAGCCACGCTTTACGCAACGCCTGGATACGGAGCCTAATTATGCTTCACGCTCCTGGGCTACCAAACGCCGCCGGCATGGGACTTGCGGTCCCCTACATTTCTGGCCGGTATTACAGCACCTACCCAGGCCCTCCGAACACCACGACGGCCGTCCCCGCCATCGATACGATCTATTTCTACCCGTTCCAAATTCTGAACCCCGTCACGTTGGCGGGTGCCATGATCCGCGTTTCGACAGGCGGCACAGGCTCGTCGGCAAAGGGCGGCATTTGGGCTAATTCGGCGGTGTCGGCCCGCCCTCTCGGTGCTCCGTTGATCGTGGACAACACTGGCGTCGCCACAACGTCAAGTTCCGCGAATGCGGCATTGTCGATGACCGGCACGCTGGGGCCGGGCATCTATTGGGCGGGGACAAAGCACACAGGAACGCTGCCTCAGTGCGTCAGCATCTCGGGTGGAAACTTGTTCCTTATGGCACTGGTCGGCATTGCCACGGCTGCTAGCCCGGTGACCAGCGGCCTCTCGTTTGCCGACACGTATTCAAACAATATGCCGACCATGGCTGAAGGCGCGAGCTTCACGTCGGTAGGTGCGTCTGGTGTCCCCGTTCTCTATCTAACGACCTGACCATGAGCATCAATTACGTCACTCAGCCTATTGCGCCTGTCGCTGATGGTTCGCCACCGACAACGCAGGGCATTTTGAACATTGATGGCCTGTTGGCAAACAACTTCAATGTTCTCGACTACGGTGCAGACCCAACAGGCGCATCGGATAGCGCGGCGGCGTTTTCTGCGGCTTGGGCTGATGTCAAGGCGCTGGTGATTGCTTCGCCGCTCAGCTACGTGCCTGTTTCGCTTGTCATCCCGCCGGGCGACTACAAGATTGCCACGTCCGTCAACTGGACGGGCGGCGCTTCTACCTACCTCGGCTGGAACACGTTCATTGATGCCAAGGGCGCGGTTTTGCGCGGGGCGTGCGCCGACAAGGCAATGATCGACATGACGGGCGTTCGTGGCGTCCACCTTGAGGGCATTGCCCTTTCGGGCAGCACGTCCAGCACTCCGTCCTGCGGCATCCTTGTCGGCCCGCAGGATAGCGGCGTGTGTGGGAACAACGCTTTCAAGTCTGTCAAGATCGACGGCAACTTCACGAAGGCGGCGGCGGTCAACATCGGGTCGGAAACGACAACCTGGAAGGATTGCTATTTCCAGAACTACGTCTCAAGCGCCACGGCCTATGCCTACGCGGGCGACGGGGCCAACAACCTCGGCCTGACGAGCGATTACTCGACGCTGCGTGCGGCCAACACGGCCGTCTCATTGACCAACAACAGCTTCTCGGGTTGCCGGTTCTCCAAGCTCACGGACGGCAGCGCGATCTACCTTGAGCGCACCATCAACTGGCAGTTCCACCGGGACAACTATTACCTCACGTATGGTGACGCGGGGTTCTACGTCGTCCAGACGAGCGGCACGACAAACCGCGACCTCTCGATCGAGGGCCTGTTTGAGACGACGGGGATGGAATATGCCGTCCTGATTGTCTGCACGGACGCCCAGACGACGAACTTCAGGCGGTTCTATCTCGACTGCGGCCTGCACTTCGGTGCCACGGCGGCAATCGGCGTCAAGAGGTCCAGCGATCTTGGCGACATGACCTCGGGCGCCTGCAACATCTCGCAGGCCACTGTGCGCGTGAATGGCTCGGTAACGGGGCCGAACACGGTTCCGCTCTTCTCAGGCGCTCGCATCAACTACACGGGCGACATCTATTGCGATTACGGCGCGATGATGAACCTGGGCACGCTGACAGAGTTCCACGGCATCGCCATGACGGACGATCTGGCGACCGGGACGGCTCCAGCAGGCAACTCAACAGGCATCGTGATCGAGCGTTCAACCCGAAACATCAAGGTTTTCGGGCTTCAGAACTTCGCCAGCGATGTTGCGGCTGCGGCTGGAAGCATTGCGGTAGGCGGGCTGTATCGCAACGGCTCCGTCGTTCAGGTCCGCGTTAGCTAACAACCAAGAGGTTCCATGAGCGAGCTTGAAACGGGCGCGGTGGATGCCGCGATCCCGACGAACGACGTTGCGCCGGCTGTAGAGGTTGCAGCCCCGGAGACGCCCACAGAGGCGGTAGAAACGTCGCTCGATGACGATCTTAGCGCAGCATACGACGCTGCCGTTGGCGAGCCTCTGAGAGGCCCCGATGGCAAGTTCGTAAGCCGCGAACCAAACACCGAAGCGGTTGAGCCTGATGCAGAGGCTCCCGTAGAGGCAAAGACTGACGACCAGACCGTCCCCGATGCTGAGAAGGTCGAACCGGCAACGCCGGCCATTGACCCTCCCACATCCTGGTCGCGTGAAGTTCGGGAGAAGTGGGCTTCCATCCCACCCGACGTGCAACAGTATATTGCACAGCGGGAGACGGAAGCTCACGGCCAGATTTCGCGGTTGGGGCAACAGGTCAAAGCCTTTGAGCCTGTCGCAAAGTCACTGGAACAGTACCGGCCGACGTTTGAACGCAATGGAATGGACTACGCGCAGGGCATCGAAGCCCTGTTGGCAGCCCAAGCCATGCTCGACGCAAACCCGCGTGCTGCCATCCATGAAATTGCGCGGACTTACGGCGTAGACCTTGGCGCAGAGCCAACGCAATCGGACGCCATGCCCACGCGAGAAACCCTCGCAATGCAGGCCAAGATTGCCGAGCTTGAGCGCCAGATTGCCGAAACCCGAACCGATGTGGTTTCGAACAAAGCGAGAGAAGCAGAACAGCGTCAGGCTGCCTTGCAGTCCGAGGTTGAAGCCTTCGCCAAGGCTAACCCGTTCTTCAACGAGGTTGAGGCCGACATTGCCGAGCTGATCCCCGTCATCCGTGCGCGTGAGCCGGGTCTGTCCGAAAGGCAGATCCTGCAAAGGGCATACGACAAGGCAATCAGGATCAATGACGCGACGTTTGCCAAGATCGAGGCGGAACGGAAAGCCAAGGAAGCCGAAGCCGCCAAACAGAAGGCGGTTGAAGCAAAGAAGGTCTCATCCCTCAACGTTCGCACGACGACTGCGGCTCGGCCCGCAGCGCGGACGCTTGATGACGATCTCTCCGCATCGTTCGACCGCATCCATTCCCGAGCATCTTGATCCCAAAGGAGTGAGACATGCCGTCTCCCAATAGCGTCTTTACGGAAATGGTCACCACGACCTTCCGCAACCACAGCGGCAAGCTGACCGACAACGTTAGCAAGCACAACGCCCTGTATTCCCGCCTTAAGAAAAAGGGCAACATCAAGAACAAGACCGGTGGCATCTCCATCGTTCAGGAGCTTGATTACGCCGAGAACGGTACGTACCAGCGTTATTCTGGCTACGACACCCTGAACACCAACGCTTCCGACGTGATGTCGGCGGCTGAATATCCGTGGGCGCAGGTCGCGCTGCACGTCACTGCCTCCGGTCGCGAACTCCGCATGAACAGCGGCAAGGAAGCGATGATCAATCTGGTGAAGAGCCGCGTGACGAATGCCATGCGCACGGCTGCGAACCAGTTCTCCATCGACCTCTACTCGACGGGCGCGCTCACCAACCAGATCAACGGCCTTGGTGCTCTTGTCACGGCGGCTGGAACTGGAACCGTCGGTGGAATCGACTCCAGCGTCTATACCTTCTGGAAGAACAAGTTCACGGAAATCGGCGGAACCAACGCTTACACGGCCACGACGGAACTGCCGACGAACATCGTCGCCGGCATGAACAAGTTGTGGCTCCAGACGACGCGCGGATCGGACAAGACCGATTTGATCGTCCTGACCCACGACTTCTACGTGGGTTATGAAGGTTCGCTTCAGCAGCTTCAGCGTTATGCGTCCTCCGACATGGCGTCGGCCGGGTTCGAGTCGCTGAAGTTCAAGTCCGCTGACGTGATCTTCGACGACAACACCACGTTCACGACGACCTCGGAGACGGGCTACTTCCTGAACACGGATTACCTCTTCCTCACCCAGCACCCTGACGCTCAGTGGTCGCAGGACGAGGACAAGATTCCGATCAACCAGGATGCCGTCGTCGTTCCGATCTACTGGATGGGTCAGCTTGTCTGCAGCAACCGTTCGCTGCAGGGCCGTCTCATCGACGCCGCGTAATCGATCTCGGAAGGAGAAACAACCATGTACGCAATCGGCGCAAAGCTCTCCGAGACGTTCGCTCCGTCGAGCGATTTCGGTGATCGCCCCGGTCTGGGCGATAGTGTTGAAACGCATGACAACAAGCGTTTCGTGTTCATCTCGGCCTCGACCTCTGTCACTTCGTTTCAGGTCGTTGCCATCAACTCCGCGTTTGTTGTCCAGCCTGCCACGTCGGCGCTTGCGTCGGCTGGCTCGCGGCTGGGTGTCGCGCAGAACGCCATCTCCGCTGGTTCGTGGGGATGGGTGCAGACGCGCGGCAACCTGACGGTCAACGCTCTCTCGACCTGTTCGGCTGCGGTTGCCCTCTACACGTCCGGTACTGCCGGTTCGGTGGACGACACCTCGACATCGCAGGTCAAGATTGCGGGCCTCGTCATCCTGGCGAACATCACTGACGCCGCGTCCACGAATGCCGTGGCTGCGGTCGAGATGTTCACCGCCCTCTAAGACTACGGGGGGCGGCAATGTCGCCGCCCCCTTCTCCAACCGAAGGTGACGCTTGAAGATTGCAATCTGTACCCCTTGTATGACGGGTAACGTGAACTTGCACTTCGCCATGTCGCTGGTTGCGACGATGAAGGCAATGAGCCGCGTGGACTGCATATTCTTATCGAGTGTGGGTTCCTCGCTGCTTCACATGGCGCGCAATACGCTTGTCGCGCAGGCTTTGGCGCAGAAGGCAGACAAGATCGTCTTCATTGACGATGACGTGTCGTGGACGAATAATGGTTTTGAAAGGCTCATTCTGGCACCCGAGCGCATCGTGGCGGGCGTGTACCAGAAGAAACCGCACAACCCCCACGCATCGGCGGAGATGGCGGTGTCCATCATGCCCGAGGGGCTAACGCCCAATCACAACGGGCTGTGTGAGGTGGATGGTGCGGCGACGGGCTTCCTGCGGATTGACGCGGAAGTGTTTGAAGCCCTCAAGCCGCATTGTCCGAAGATCCACGACGACAGCATGACGCCCGAGGAAGTGGCACACCTGTACGAGTTCTTTTCCTTCGGGAAAATGATCAAGAACGGGTTTGTTTACGTCCACGGCGAGGATTACGCCTTTTGCCACAAGGCCAGGGATGCGGGGTTCAAGACGTTCATCGAGCCGAACATCCGCCTTGGTCACCACCACGGCAATTACAAGTTCGATGCCGCCCTGAAAACCATTGACCTTCTCTGAGGATACCATGGCTGAAGATATCGCCCGTTCCCTTCGCATCGTTGGGTTTCGCACTGATTACACTCCAATCGACCCCGCCAACCCCATCGCAGGCATGAAGGCCACAGAGTTTGTGGACGTATCGTCGGTGGGAAACGCCAAATACACCGTCACGCCCATGCGGATCGCTGATGCCAAACGCATGACCAATGGAATGTGGGAAGTCGTAAGGCCCCACTACGAGGCGTGGAAGTCTGGGCAGGACGTGCCTGAGAACGGCACCCCGCTTGCTGCGTGGGCCGGCATCCGTCCCGAGCAGATCGCCGTGCTGCGCCAGTTCGATATCAAAACGGTGGAAGACCTCGCTGTCCTTTCCGACAGCATTCTGAGCCGTCCCGGCATGACCGGCCTGCGCTCCGTTCGTGACGCAGCGGTTGCGTGGGAGAAGTCTAAGGACACTCGCGCGGTGGCTGCCGACGTTGTGTCGATGAAGCTTGAGAACGAAGCCCTCAAGCAGCAGATGGCCGACCTGATGGCCCTCATGGGCAAGGACAACACCGAGGAGCCGGTCAAGCGCCGGCCGGGTCGTCCTCGCAAGGAAGAGGGTGACGAGGCGGAAGCCGCGTAATGCATCTTCTCCTTGGCGCAGGATCGCGTAGGGACAAGCTGTTGCACATCGACGGGCGGGCAACGTGGGAAAACCTCGTTACCCTCGACATGAACCCAGACCACAACCCCGACGTGGTGTGGGACATGGAGAAAATCCCGTTGCCGTTTGAGGACAACAGCGCGGACGAAATCCACGCTTATGAAGTCCTTGAGCACATGGGCCAACAGGGTGACTGGCGGTTCTTCCTCGCGCAATTCGAGGATTTCTGGCGCATCCTCAAGCCGGGCGGAGTGTTGTTCGCAACCACGCCCCACCCGACTTCACCATGGGCGTGGGGCGATCCTGGGCATACGCGGGTCATTCCTCTTGAGGCGACCACGTATCTCAATCAGGCCGAGTATCTGAAGCAAATCGGGGTCACGCCGATGACGGACTACCGTCGTTGGTATCATGGCGATCTTCGGTTGGTGTTTGACGACGTGACACCCAACCGGACGCAGCGATTTGCGTTGCAGGCGTTCAAATGAAGGATCACCCGTCAGGTCGCCCTTTACGGCAGCCACGACGGGGCATCCCGCAACAGATCGTGTGGCCTCGCACTGAGTGCGTGGTCCCACGGTTGAACCATCAGCGCGAGCAACTGGCCGGCGGCTTTGGCTTTGGCGTCCCGCCCGAGCCTGACGACAGCATGTGGCACGAGACAAGGGCGAAGAAACGATGAGCCTCTTATCTTTGGTTCAGGACGCCTGCGCCTTGGTCGGCATCGACGTGCCTCAGGCTGTCGCGTCCTCGACCGATTCCACCTACACGCAGTTCATGTATCTCGCCCAGTTCGAAGGCGACGAGCTTTCGCGTCGGTACAAGTGGCGCGAGCAGAAGGTGGCGGCGGATTTCACGGGCGACGGCGTGACGACGATATGGGCGCTGCCTGACGACTTCGACCGCTTCACGACCGAGCAGAGGCGCGAAAGCTCCGTCCTTCTCGGCCTCGACGGGCCTGTGTCAGACGACGAGTTCCTTGACGCCTCTGTGCGCGGCTTCAATCCGACTATCCCCTATTACCGCTTGTTCAACGGCAACATCGAGACGGTGCCTGCGGTCGCTGACGGGCAGCAAGTTCGGTTTGAGTACATCTCCTCGTTCTGGATCACCGACAGCGGCGGCACAGCCAAGGCGCGGTTTACGGCCGATAGCGACCTGTCACTGCTGCCCGAGCGGCTGATCTCGCTCGGCTGCGTATGGCGGTGGAAGCGGGCCAAGGGGCTGGACTACGCAGAGGAGTTCAGGACGTACCAGATGGAGAAGTTGCAGCAGGCCCGCGTTGATGGCGGCACGCCGCGCCTCAGGATGGCCGAGGGTAGCGACTACTTCCACCCGTATCTCAAGAACGCCTATTCGGTCACGCCGTGATGCTGAAGGCTCTTAGAGAGAAGGCACCGCAAGCCAGGATTGCGGCACACGCCACGATCCCGGCTCCGACAAAGGGCTGGGTTGTTTTCGACAACCTAGCGGCCATGCCCGAGGGGACCGCGTACCTTCTGGAGAACGCCTTTCCGTCGCCTGATTATGTGCGGGTTCGTGGCGGTGCTGTTGCGCACGCAACCGGCATGGGGTCCAGCACTGAGATCGAAAGCCTTTTGCTGTACGCTTCCGGCAGCACGGAAAAGCTGTTTGCCTGCGGTGGCGGGTCGATCTGGGACGTGACAGGTAGTGGCGCGGTTGGCGCGGCGGCGGTGACGACGCTCAACGGAAATCGTTGGGAATCGGTCAACATGACCACGACCGGCGGCAGCTTCTTATTTTGCCTGAACGGGCAGGATGATGGTCGGTTGTTTGACGGTGCGTCATGGACGACCACGGCGGTAACGGGTATCAACGAGAACCTTTGCATCCACCCCATTGTCTACAAGAACCGCATTTACTTTATCCAACAGAGCACGACCGACGTTTGGTATCTGCCCGTTGATAGCATTGGCGGCGCGGCAACGAAATTTGCCCTAGGTGGCGTGTTCCAACTTGGTGGCTCTGTTGCGGCTTTGGCTACGTGGTCCGTCGATAGCGGAACCGGGCAGGACGACAAGCTGGTGTTCGTGTCTAGCGAGGGGGAGGTTGCGGTTTACGAGGGGACATTCCCCGGCGATACGGCAACCTGGGGCCTGATTGGCGTCTATTACGTCGGGCGACCGATTGGTGCGCCGCGATGCGTGCAAAAGTTCGGCGGCGACCTTGGTGTGCTGACAGAGCTTGGCATCGTGCCGATGAGCAAGGCGGTCAATCTCGACAAGGCGGCGCTGTCCAATGCGTCCATCACGCAGGCCATTGCTCCCGAGTTTCGGCGCGAGGTTAACAGCAGGGCGGCGCTTGATGGGTGGTCAATGACCAGTTTCCCTGAAGCGGAAATGTTCGTGCTGAACATCCCGACGCCTGATGGCATCCGGCCTATGCAGTTTGTGGCAAACATGGTGAGCGGGGCATGGTGCCGGTTCACCGGATGGAATGCGGCGTCCTTTGCCGCCTTCAACCGTGAGTTGTATTGGGGGTCCAAGGACGGGCGCGTGTTCAAAGGTGACACGGGCGGGGCCGATGACGGAGCCGCGTACACGGCGACGATCTTTCCGTCCTTCACCGATCTGGGCAAGCCGACGTTGCGCAAGTCCACGCGGTTGGCGCGCGCCAACGTGCAATCCAGTTTCCGGCCGACTGATCAGTTCACAATCAGGACGGACTTCAACTTCCGCGTTCCCAACGGTCCCGTTGTGTCGATCACGCCACCTATTGGTGCGGTATGGGATACGGCAATCTGGGATGCAAGCGTGTGGCCCGAATTGTCGGTTTCCGGCTTCGGGCCGTGGAAGTCCGTCAATGGCTTGGGGTCGATGATCAGCCCCGTGTGGCAAGTGACGGTTGGCACAGCAGAGGACATCGACTGCCGAGTGACCTCGATTGACGTGCTCTACGAGGTGGGCGAGGTGATCGGATGAGAGCGGGCCGGGCTTGATACCGACTTCAAACGTTATGGGCTTGTGCAGTTGGTCCCTTCCCTCTCAGGCTCGGGTGCACTCACGCTCATACTCCCGCGTGTCCTTCCACGCCGCCGCTCTCACGTGATGAATATAGCATATGACGCTTGAGCAGGACAACGACCTTGCGGCGCTGCTCATGGATCGGTGGCTTGGCGTGGACTTTCGAGGAACGCCCTACGCGGGTCTTGTTGTCCGCGATGATACCAACCGGCCTGTCGGCTGCGTGATCCTGAACGATTACAGCCAAGGCAATATCGAAATGACCGGCGCGGGTGTTGGGTGCTGGACGCCTCGCGTGATCCGCACGATAGCCCGCCACATCTTCGTCACGCTCGGCTGCACGCGGGTCACGTCACGGACGCGGGCAAGCAACAAGACGGCGCGGGAAGCCCTCAAGTCGATGGGGTTCCGGCGAGAGGGAACGGCGCGTGCGTGGTTTTGCGATGAAGACGCAATTCTATACGGCCTTCTGCGCCGGGAACAAAGGATAGTGCGATGAAGGCTCCGAAAGCCCCCGTCTATATGGCCCCCGATCCGATGGCGACGGCGACGGCGCAAACCGGCATGAACCGCGACACGGCGATTACGCAGTCGCAGCTTAACATGGTGGACCAGCGCACGCCTGATGGCGGGATGCGCTATTCACAGACGGGTTCGTGGTCGGACGGGACGCCACGCTATCAGGTCGAGCAGTACCTTTCGCCGGAAAACCAAGCCCTGCGCGGGCAGGAGCAGCGTTTCGACACTCTGTCAAACGACATTGCCCTGCGCCAGACAGAGAAGGTCGGCGGCATCCTCGACAAGCCGGTTGACCTGTCCAACGAGGCGACCGAGGGGCGGTTGATGGAGTTGGGCCGCAAGAGGCTCGATCCAAGGTTTGCCGAGGAAGACCAGAAACTAGAGCAGGATCTGATGAACCGGGGCATCCGGCCCGGCTCGGCTGCCTACGACACGATGCGCCGGCAGTTCACCGAGGGCAAGAACGACGCCTACAACCAGCTTCTGTTGGGCGGGCGTGCGCAGTCGGTGCAAGAGGCTCTGACCGAGCGCAACCAGCCGCTGAACGAAATCACAGCCCTTCTGAACGGGCAGCAGATTGCCCTTCCGCAGTACCAGCAGACGCCGCAGACCAACGTCGCCGGCACTGATTATGCGGGCATGGTCTATGACAGCGCTAACATACAGAACCAAAGCCTGAAGGACCGCTACGCCGCCAAGAACGCCAGTTATCAGGCGGGCATGGGCGGGTTGTTCGGCCTTGGCTCGTCGCTGCTGGGCGGCGGCGCTTATATCCTCGGCGGGAGGTAAAAGATGGCCGCAAGCTACACCTTCAACACTGACGAGGACACCGAAACTCGTCGTCGTCGTCGCCGGCTGAACATTGCCGATCTGCTGATGAAGAACGCAGACGCGGCACCGATCCAGTCTCCGTGGCAGGGCGCTGCCAAGATGGCGTCCGCCGGTATCTCTGGCTTTCTACTTGGCCGAGAGGAAAAGCGCGACCGGGAGGCATCAGAAGCCCGCAACGCCTATGGGTCGAAACTCAGTGAGGAACTTGGCAGCTTCGGCGGTGGCGGTGGCGGCTCTCCCGTGACAGCAGCCCTTGCCGGCAAACCGTTTTCCGTTCCTGAAGGACGCGGAGCCGCTGCCCCTGCGGAACTTGGCCCCTTGTTTGATGAGGCATCAAAGGCGACTGGCATTCCGGCCCCGATCCTGATGGCGAAGGCACGGCAGGAAAGCAACTTTAATCCCGGTGCCATTGGCGGCGCTGGTGAGATCGGCGTGACGCAAATCCTGCCCTCGACCGCGCGCGATCCTGGCTTCGGGATGCAGGGTGTTGACCCGTCCGCGCTACGCGATCCGAAGACCAACATCATGTTCGGCGCGCAGTACCTCGCAGCCCGTGCAAGGGCGGCAGGCGTCAAGGATTGGAACGACCCGCAACAGGTTGCCAAGGCTCTGACGGCTTACAACGGCGGCGGCGATCCGAACTACGCGCAAAACGTCATGCGCTACACGCCGAACGGCATGTTCAAGGTTGGCGGAAGCAGCGGCGACACCACCCTTGCAGGCGGCGATACCCTTCAGGGCCGTGGTATGCCCGACGCCAACCGCCTGATGCAGATTGCAACGGATCGCAATGCGCCGCCGGAAATCCGCGAGCGCGCCAAACTGATGTTGCAGTCCATGCCGAAGCCGCGTGATCCGCTGGATGAGGAAATTAAGCGCGAGCAGCTTCGCAAGATGCGCGATCCTCAGGAACAGAAACAGCGCGAACTTGCTATTCAGAAAGCAGAACGCGAATTGCAGGGCGAGGGCGCTACCCCGCTGACGGATGCAGAACGCCAGCAGTACGGCATTCCAAAAGGGCAAGCGGCGTACAAGACGCGCGATGGGGGCATCAAGTTCGGCCCAGCCGGAACGACCGTTAAAAGCGAGGGTGCCATTCCACCCGGCCACCGCGCTATCCGAGACGTTGACGGCAACATCATGTCGGTTGAGCCGATCCCAGGCAGCAAAGAAGCCAAAGCGGCAATCAACAAGGATCGGCAGCAAAAGACCTACGCGAACATTGTGGTCGGGGCAATTGACGACATCGACACCAAACTTGCGACGGCCAAGATACCGCCGACAGGCTTCTTCGGCGGCGTCAGTTCAAAAATCCCCGGCACGGCTTCGCACGATATCGCCAACCTTGTTGACACCATCAAAGCCAACATCTCGTTTGAGCGTTTGAATGAAATGAAAGCTGCGTCTCCGACCGGCGGCGCTCTTGGTGCTGTCAGCGATCAGGAAAACAAACTGCTCCAGCGTTCTTTGGCGAGCCTTGAACAGTCGCAGTCGCCCGAGCAGTTCCGTAAGAACCTCGACACGGTAAAGAACCTGTACCTTGATATTGTTCACGGTCCCGGCAATCGCCCAGCCTCGCCTGCCGACGAACTCAAGAAGAAATACGGGCTTGAATAATGGCAAGCGCACCAGACATCGACCGCATAAAGCGCAACATCGGCCGGATGATTGAGCAGGATGCGCCGGAATCGGACATCGAAAGCTATATCAAGACGGAAGGCGTAACGGCTGACCAGTTGCGCGCGTCCAAGTCTGCCCAGGCACAGCCGGCAGACGAGCGGCCTTGGTACTCCAAGCTTGGTTCTGCCGCCGACGACATGGCTCGCATTGGCGCGAACGCTTTGACGTTTGGCTATGCGGACAAGCTCGCGGGCGCTTTGGGCGGCGAAGGTACTGAAGCCGAGCGAGCCAAGACGGGGGCCGCGCGTGATCGTGCAGGCAGCGCGTCGATTGCCGGTGATGTGTTGGGCGGTGTGGCAACGGGCATGGGCCTTGCCAATAGCGGCGTCACGGCCATGCGGCTTGTTCCGCAGGGCATGAAGGGCCTTGCAGGACTTGGAGCGCGCACGGGTGCCATGGCTGTTGATGGTGCCGCCTATGGTGCTCTCAGCGCCACGGGCAACGATACCGACGTGACCGAAGGTGCACTTCTGGGCGGCGCTGCTGGTGCTATCGGCAATGTGGGCGGCGAGGCAATTTCGCGCGGCATCGGCAAGGTTGCGGGTGCGTTCAACAAGCAGCCGCAGTTGCCGACCGGACCAGAACTGCGCAACCAGACAAGCGCCGCATACAAGGCCGCCGACGACGCAGGCGTGATCCTGACGCCTGACGCGGCAAGGAATGCAAAGACGACCATCGTCGATGAACTGACGAACATGGGCTATCACCCCAAGTTGCAGCCCAAGATTGCCGCCGTTCTAGACGAGATGGACCGCGTAGCCGAAGGCAACGTGACGCTGAAAGGCTACGACACAATTCGCAAGATTGCGTCAGGTGCCTACGAGCCGGGCAACAAAGCGAACAACGCCATGGTCAACAAGATCGTGCGCGCGCTTGACGACAATCCTATCGAGAACAACGTCCTTGCGGGTGATCTGGCTGGCATCAGCAAGTTGAAGGAAGCGCGCGGCCTGAATGCTCGCGCAGCCAAGTCCGAAACTGTCGAGTTCGCAATGGAGAAGGCCGCCAGGAATGCGAAGGCGACTGGCTCCGGTGGCAACCTCGACAACGAAATCCGCAAGCAGTTTCGCACGATCCTGAACAGCCCCGCCAAGTCGCGCGGGTTCTCAAAGGACGAGTTGGCGGCAATGGAGGACGTGGTTGGCGATGAGCCGTCCCGCAAAGCCGCCCGGCTTTTAGGGAAGCTCTCGCCTTCTGGTAACGGCTTGATGCTCGCACTTCAGGCGGGCGCGGCCGGCGCATCCGGCGGCATGACATTGCCGCTTGCGGGCGCTGGTGTCGTTGCCAAGAAGTTGGCCGAGAAGGCGACAGAAGGCAGCGTTGACGACCTCGCACGCATCATCGCGGCAGGCGGCAAGCGGTCAGATGCGTTTGCCCCGCCAAACGCGGTTCAGCGACTTGCCGAGGCGAAACGCGAAGCCCTGATCCGCGCCATCCTGGGCGGTAGCATCCCAACCCTTACGGGCGCTCAGTAACCACCACATCAGCAGGCCAAGCAGCCCGAACATGAGGAAGTCGCCCCATTCGAGCGGGCGCTTCAGCGGGTTGTTGTAGAGGCTCAACGCCAGCGCGACGGCAGCGAAGCCGATCATCTGTGCCTTATCGACCTTCATAACACCTCCGAAGGATAGGAAGTTATGCCCAGAAACGGAAGCGGCGTTTACTCGCCGACCGCCGGTATCCCGGTTGTCTCCGGCACCACGATCTCATCGACGGCAGTCAACAACGTTCTTGACGACCTTGGCGACGAGATCACAGCATCGTTGCCTGTCAGTGGCGTTGCGCCGATGACGGGCGTCCTGCGAGTGACTGCCGGAACTGCCGGCGCTCCTGGCCTCGTCATCACGGGTGATACCAACACCGGCATCTATGCCCCCGGCGCTGACCAGCTTGGCATTGCAACCGGCGGCGTGGCTGCCGTGACGTTCTCGGCAACGCAAGCCACAACGTGGTCGGGTGCCGCAACGTTTCAGGCAAAGGCTGTCGGCAAGGCATTCGATGCGGATGCTATCACGGATGTCGCCTCTGC